AAAACACTTTGGGACATACACAAAAGCCTGCGAGCTTATGGGCGCTAAGCCAATTTTTTACAAGGGTATGCCAAAGGAATTTAAACAAGATGTAGATGTCGAGGTTTTGGTAGACACAAGAGAACAACAACCATTAGAATTTCCTAAGTCTCAAATTTTAAAATTAGATTTTGGAGATTATACGCTGGGCGGAAATGATTTTTCCAATACATTTGTAGACAGAAAAAGTGCTGGAGATTTTTTATCAACGTTTGGGGGTCAAGTAGATAGATTCAGAAGAGAAATGCAGAGATGTGTGGAGCTTGATAGTTATATGTATATTGTTGTAGAAAAATCAATTAAAGCCATAGAAAAAGAAGCTATCTTTACTAAAGGAAGGCGGGCCCCAAAACTGGGCTGGGTCTTCTCTAATTTAATTTCTGTTCAACACGAATTCTCTGGACATTGTCAATTTATTTTTACAAACAGCAGAAAACATAGTGAAGAATTAATACCTAAAATACTTTCTTTGGGTAATAAGTTGTGGAACGTAGACGTGCAATATTTTTTAGATAAGGAAGAAAAATGAGTTGGGACATAGGAAAGCAAAAACGCTTAAAAAAAGAACCGATCAATCAACAAGTTATGGATCTTGAGGGTTATCTAGAGGATACGCAAGCAAAAATTTGGTTGTATAAATTCCTCAAAGAAAATGTGACCTTCACGACAGAATTGCTCACTGGTATAGAGTTATTTCCGTTTCAGCACATGGCGGTAAAAGCCATGATGGAGAATGATTATTTCTTGGGTATATGGTCTCGCGGTATGTCTAAATCTTTCTCGACTGGTATTTTTGCTTTATTAGACGCTATGATGAACCAAGGCGTTCATATTGGGATCATTTCAAAATCATTTCGTCAGTCTAAAATGATCTTCCGTAAGATAGAAGATATATCGCAAGACCCTAAAGCCGAACTATTTAGACAATGCATAGGCAAGGTTAGTAAGTCCAATGATGAATGGTCCATGCAAATCGGCAAAAGCCGCATTACCGCCTTACCACTTGGTGACGGAGAAAAGCTCCGTGGTTTTCGTTTTCAGCGCATTATTATTGATGAGCTTTTACTTATGCCTGAGAAGGTTTTGAACGAAGTTATTATGCCCTTCTTGGCTGTTGTAGAAAACCCGACAGAGAGGCAAAAAATTAGCGATGCAGAAGACGCTATGATTGCTGCTGGTAAAATGACAGAGGAGGAGCGCACAGAATGGCCTTCCAATAAAATGATAGGGCTTTCGTCAGCATCTTACAAGTTTGAATATTTATATAAAATGTATCAGGCTTATGAAAATATGATCTTTAATCCTGGGGCAAAAAATCAAGGTAGGAGATGTATTATGCAATTTAGTTATGATTGTGCGCCTAAAGCTTTGTACGATGAAAATCTTATAAGCCAAGCTAGAGGAACTATGAGCCAATCTCAAATTGATCGAGAATTTAATGCTCAATTTACAGACGATAGTGCTGGTTATTTTAAAATAAGTAAGATGGCTGAATGTACTATCGAAGATGGGGAATCTCCAGCTGTAGAGGTGGCTGGGGAAGAGGGTGCTGAATACATCTTAGCTTTTGACCCGTCGTGGTCTGAATCTGAAGCTTCTGATGATTTTGCTATACAATTAATAAAGTTAATACCAGAACAAAAGAAAGGTGTTATTGTGCATAGTTACGCTCTCCCTGGGACAAACTTAAAGAAACACATGACTTATTTTAAGTATCTTATGGATCATTTTAATGTTATTATGATCGTGGGAGACTATAATGGCGGTGTTCAGTTTATAAATTCATGCAACGAGAGTGATTTATTTAAAAGAGACAAGCTGGAGGTAGGTGTATTTGATGCAGGATTGGACAACCCTCACGATTACATTAAAGATCTAAAAGAAGCTAGAAGAAGCTATAATGTTTCTAATAAAACCATCTGTTATTTAAGAAAACCAACATCGGTTTGGATTAGAAATGGTAACGAAATGTTACAAACAGCTTTCGATAGAAAGAAATTGTACTTTGCAGCAACAGCTATGGACGACAATTATTCCATACAAAAAGCTAAAAAAATACCAATAAAGGAATTAAAGTTTTCTAAATATGAAGACGAAAAAAATAACGGCGCAAAAATGATTGAATTTATCGAGCACCAGAAAGATATGATTGATTTGACTAAAGCAGAATGCGCTTTAATCCAAGTAACTAGCTCGGCTGGAGGCACTCAGAGCTTTGATCTACCAAGCAACCTTAAAAGGCAAAAGGGTGTAGATAGACCAAGAAAAGACTCCTACTCTGCTTTGGTTTTAGGGAATTGGGGAATGAATATTTATTACGATATGATCAATATACCAGAAGAATCTCATTCGGGTTTTACTCCAATGTTTATTTAAAAAAGTTTAAAAGTAACTTTTAAAAAGTGTAAACAACTTTATAATAAGTCATGTCCAAAAGAAAATACAATAAAAAATCGGATTATTGGAATAAATTTCAAAAAGCTGCCCCGCAAGTATCACAAGCGCAAGAGGCCGTTGAGCCAGCAACTGCTGGCGAATCTTATCATACTTCCCTGGGGTCGTACAGTCGGTCTGGTTCTGTGAGTAACCTCTCATCGTCTAATACCAGCACAAGAATAAATAGATCTTCTGTTACGGCCCCGCTTAATAAATTTAGTCAAATTCGTGCTGGACTTTTACCTTACGAGATATCGTCTGATGGAATCAATGTAAGAGAAGCAATTGAACTTTGCCAAAAAGCTTACGCTAATGTTCCTATTTTTAGAAATACAATTGATATGATGTCAGAATTTGCAAATGCTGAAGTTTATCTTGAGGGCGGAAATGCGACATCTAGGGACTTCTTCATGAAACTTTTCGACAGAATAAAGCTGTGGGATTTAAAGGATCAGTATTTTAGAGAATACTATAGAAGTGGAAATATTTTTCTTTATAGATTAGATGGCAAATTTGATCTTAATGATTTTAAGAAATTTTCTAAAATTGTAGAGGGTTCGCCCAAAGAAAACAAATTCCCGTTAAAATACATTGTTTTAAATCCCTTTGAGATTGTGGCAAAGCGTAGTACTGTATTTAATACAAAAGATGGAGCTTACGCAAAAATTCTTTCCGAGTTTGATATGGAAAGGCTCGCCAATCCTAAAAATGATTACGATAAAGCAGTTTTTGAGGCGCTAGACCCAGAAGATCAGAAAGCCGTCAAAGATGGATCATATTTTAAGGACGGACTTCAGATTAATCTAGAGAATGATAGGCTTGCATACAGCTTCTACAAAAAGCAAGATTATGAACCATTTGCCATTCCTTTTGGTTATCCTGTTCTTGAGGACATCAATGCAAAAATGGAAATGAAAAAAATGGATCAAGCAATCATGAGAACCGTGGAAAATGTAATTCTTATGATCACCATGGGGGCGGAGCCAGATAAAGGAGGCATCAATGCAAATAATGTTAAGGCTATGCAAACGCTCTTTCAGAATGAATCTGTTGGACGCGTTCTCGTGTCAGACTATACAACTAAGGCGGATTTCATTATACCAGACATCAACAAGGTTGTTGGTCCAGGAAAATATGAAGTAATCAATAAAGATATTAAAGAAGGTTTACAAAATATTATTCTTAATGAAGATAAGTATAGTGGCGCCCAAATTAAGGCTCGCGTTTTTCTTGATAGACTTAAAGAAGCTCGCGAAGCTTTTATTCATGATTTTCTTCAACCAGAAATTCGTCGTATTGCAAAAGATTTGGGATTCAGACAATACCCAACTGTTAAATTTAAGGACATCGATCTCCGTGATGAAACACAACTTATGCGTATAGCCACCAGGCTTATGGAACTTGGTATTGTGACGGCAGAACAAGGTATGACGCTTTTTCATACTGGCAGATTTCCTCTCGCTGAAGAGTTGGAGAGCGCTCAAGAAAAATTCGTAGAACAAAGAGAAAAGGGGTATTTTAATCCAGTTGTTGGTGGTGTACCAATGATAGAACCCGAAGAAGGAGAACAGCCAGGAGAAAAACCAACAAAGGCGATGCCTGGCCGCCCAGAAGGTTCTGGGGATAAGTTTTCTAGGGAAAGTATTCAGGGAACTATTTATGAAATCGAAGCATTGAATTCTATTGCAAAAGAAAAAATGTTAGAAAAACTTGGGGTAGAATCCTTAAATGAAGATCAGAGTAAAATGTTAAGCAAGCTCTGCGAATCTGTTGTTTCCTCTTCGGAAAAAGAAAATTGGCAAGAAGTTGTAATTTCTTGTGTAAATAACTTTGCCGAGATTGAAAAATTAGGAACGCTTGATGGTGTTTTTGAGGTTTCAAATGCACATAAATTAGAATTTTATCCATCAGCAATTTTATACCACTCAAATGAAAGAAATTAAAAATCCACTTGTAGCGAATATAGATCGCTCTAACGGAGATATAGAAATCTCGATTGCTAAAAAATATAGTAAAATAGAGGAAGCTATGTATAAATCATACATGAGTGTTTGCGCTATGGATGATAAAGCTCTCATTGATACAGCAGAGATGGGAGATAAAGAAACATACGCAGCCTGCTCAATGCAGTATGACAAGATGAGAGCTATGATGAACGAGGTAGGAGAAGCAGGACTAACAGACAGCCAAAAGAAACTTCCAAAGCCTTTGCAAAAAGCAATCCTTGAAAAAATGAAAAAAGAAGGAAAGNATGTTAAATCTGAAGCGGCAGAAAAAGACTTCAAACCACACATGATGTATGATCCAAAAACTGGCAAAAGCTATGAAGCGAAAACTTATGAGGATCATCTCAAAATGAAAAAAATGGGATATACCCATGAGAATCCTAAAAAAGATGCATAAGTATACAACAACCTTTGATTTTGAGGTTACAGCCTGCCAGGAAATTGGCGGTATTGATATTTCAAAAGCTAACGTAGAAAATTTAAGAAGTCTAATTCCAAGCTCTGTAGATTTAGATAAAAATATTGACTTGATGGGTGTGGCTTTTAATGCGGCAGTCGTCAATGAGTTTAATAAAAACGGAGATGGCATGAGTACAAAAACTGCTATCGATTCTGTTCAGCAGTTCGTTCATAAACCTACAAATATAGAGCACGATAAGAAAAAGATTGTAGGACATATTGTAAATGCTGGATTTAGCGACTATTCTGACAGCACTATTTTGGTTAATGTAGACGAAAACGAACAAAGCCCTTTTAATATTGCTTTGGGTTCGGTTGTTTACAAAACTGTAGATAAAGAGTTTTTTGAAACCTTAAGAAGAAGCACTGATCCAAAAAGCAAAACACACCAAACTGTTTCTGCAAGTTGGGAAATTGGTTTTAGCGAATACAAGATCGCTGTTGGTAGCAAAAATTTAAAAGACGCAGAGATTATTTCTGACCCACAACAAATCACAGAAATGAAAGGAATGTTGAGGGCTTTTGGTGGCAAAGGAACGACTGAAGATGGCCGACCTGTTTATCGATTGATTACTGGTAACGTTTACCCGCTTGGTATTGGCTTCACCATGAAGCCAGCCGCAAATGTCAAAGGCGTAATCAGCAACGAGCACAAAGAAAGAGAAGAGACTTCAGATGAATCTAATGAGTCTCAATCAGCACATTTAGAAAAAATATCTGACAAAATTTCACAAAATTTAAAAAATACTGTAAACAATACAAAAATCATGGACTTAGAAACTCTACTATCAGAAATAAAGGCGTCTCTTACTGAGAAGAAATTCTCCGAAGAAGCCATCGCTGGAATGACTGCAACTTTTGCGGACGCCATTAAACAAAAAGATGATGAGTACAAGGCTTCTCTTGAGGCTGCGGAACAAGAAAAGGCCGAAATCGCTTCTGCGAAAGAAGAGCTTCAAGCTTCCGTAGAATCTATCAAGGAAGAGCTTGGGGCTGCTCAACAACGCATTGCTGAATTTGAAGCTGCAAAAACTGCTGAAGAAGCAGTCGCTCGTTTCAACGCTCGCATGGAAGAAATCGATTCTCTTTACGACCTCGAAGAAAGCGACAGCGCTTTCATCGCCGAAAAGATTAAAGGTCTTGACGACACTGAAGAATCTTTCGCTTCGTTCAAGGGCGAGCTTGAAGTTTTTTGGTCATCCAAAAATAAAGAAGCTAAAGCTAAATTCGAAGAAGAAGTTAAAGCTCGTGTTGATGCAGAAATCGAAAAACGCCTTACTTCTCAAGCTTCCGAAGAAACAGAAGAAACAGAAGAAGAAGTCGACGTTGAAGAAGCTCTTGCAAATGCAGAGCAAACCAACGAAGAAATTCCCAACAATAACGAAGCTCAAGCTTCTGGAAAAACTTTGAAGGATAAGTTCGCTGCTGCTTTTAGTCGCGAAAATATCCTTGGATAAAATAAAAAAAACTAAATTTAACTAAAAAAAAATTATGGCACTAAGATTACTTCCATTCAGACAGTATGACGAGCAAGATGTTGTTAACATTTTCGCTCTGCAAAACGCCGATGTACTTTCGTCTACCACTGGTGACGGCAAGGGCTCAAACGGTGTTTTCGTAAAGGTTACTGACGGTAACTTCGACCAAGATGTTATTACTTACGGTTCTAACAGCTATCTTGGTAAGACAGATTACCCTCACGTCGGTAGCGACATGTATCCCACTAATCCTCTTGAAGTTGCTGCTGCTGCTTCTGGTGAAATCCCTCTTGGATTGACCCTGAATCAAACAGCTCAAACTGATGAGAACGGTGAGAAACTTATTTATAACACAACTAAGAAAGAAGAGCTTCAAGCTGTTCTTCCTGGTCAAAGTGTTCCAGTTGCAACTAAGGGTATCTTTACCTTGAGTGCAAATGCTATCGAAGGTGGCGCAGCTTCTGTATTTACAGTTGGTGACGGTTTCGAAGTTGCTGGTGACGGAACAGTTGGTCCTGCTACTGCAGGTTCTGCCGATTCGCTTGGCATGGTTCTTGGAACTGGCTCGCGTACTTCTAACACTGTTACTGATCAGTTCGCTGGTGACTACGTCATCGTTAAACTTGGTTAATAAGAAAGGAACTTTATAATATGAAAATTACTTTAAAAAATACTCCCGAACAAGTCGAACTGGTAAAAGCAATGGCTTCTCGCAACCGTGATGTTGCTTACGAAGCTCAAACTGCTCTTGCTGAGTTCATCGGACCTGTCCTCGCTGAAGTTATTAACAATGCACCTGCTTTGTCTAACCTCTTCACCACTCTTCAGTACAATGCTGATGACAATCCTTCGATTCCTTTGGATTTATACTTCGACGTTTCTGATGAAGATTACGTACAAGTTTATAGCCAAAGCCGTGCTGGTGGCCTTCCAACTTCGGAAGTTCTCCCAACATCTGCCGAGCTTAAGATCGCTACATACAGCCTTGATTCGGCTGTAAGCTTTGATCGTCGTTATGCTGCTAAGAGCCGCATGGACGTTGTCGCTAAGACAATGACTCGTGTTGCGCAAGAAATCCTTCTTAAGCAAAATACAATCTCTGCTAACGTTATTATGAAGGCACTTGGTTCTGCTTCTACTAACGGCCTTTCTCACGTTATTGGTGCAGACACTGCGGATCGTTTTACTCTTGCCGACTTGAATGCTCTCATGACTCGTTCAAAGAGAATCGTCACTTCGTTCACAGGTGGTACTCCTGATGCTCGTCAAGGTCGTGGCCTTACAGACATCATCGTTTCTCCTGAAATCGTTGAAGAGCTTCGCGCAATCGCTTATAACCCAATCAACACCAAGGTAGCTCCTGCTGGCGCTGGTACTGATTCGGTTCGTACTGCTGACGTTATCGCTGAACAAGCTTATAACGCTGCTGGCGCTCCTGAGTTCTACGGCATCAATGTTATCGAACTTAATGAGTTCGGTGATGGTCAGAAGTTCAACACCACTTT